TACCTGGCTTAACTATTGGAACAATCTTTGGTGGAGTCTTTGGTTCAATTTTAGGTGCAGGCTTAGACGGTGTTTTAGGTGCAGGTTTAGCAGGTGTCGATGGTTTAACTGGAACTGTCTTTGGATAACCTGGCGCACCTGGAAGATCTCCTGGCTTTGTTGCAGGAGTTGTACGCGGTGCTGTGTAAGGTTTTGGTGCTGGTGCCGGCTTAGGTGCAGGAACTGTTTTAGGTGCAGGAGCTGGTGCAGTCTTAGGTGCGGGAACAGTTTTAGGTGGAGCCTTAGGAAGAGTAATAGATGGAAATTGTGGACCAGGCTTTTGCCATGGTGGAGTTGAAGGCGCAGGTGTTCCTGGTTTTAATGGATCAACTTTTGGAGCCGGTGGTGCTGTTTTAGGTGCCGTCTTAGGTGCAGTTGATGGTGCGCTTTTAAGTGAATTAAAAGCATTGTCCCATGATGATGTTCTACCAGTTACAAACTCAGTAGTACGTGGAAGTACTTTTGAACCAACGTCAGCTGCTTTTGGTGCCGCCTTCGGTGCAATAGCGGGCGCAGCTTTTTTTGCAACCTCTTGAACAACTTTTGGCGCAGCTTTCTTAGCAACCTCTTTTACAATAACGCCTCCGGCAAGTCGTGCAGCAGCCAGAGCTGCAACTCCGATTAATGGAAGTACCATGACTACCTCATATCCATATTGCGTATTTGACGATTCAAAATGTCAGCTGATTGTTCGGAAACATTGTATCTTCCATAGGTTGGTCTTGGACCGTCAAACTGTCCTGTGTGTGCATATCTAAATTGGTTGACTCTGCTACGCGGAGCCTTGAGAGAATTTTTTGGTGTAACTCCACCTAAGCCTGCACGTACCTGCTTACTATCGCCCCAAGCTGGATCTTGAATCTTCACTTCTTCTTACCACGCTTTGGTGCAGCAGCTTTCTTAGGTGCGGGAGCTTTCTTTGCTTTCTCTTGTCTAATAGCACGTCCAGCATTAGTTCCTTTGTTGGGATTAGCTTTAGCCCATGCAATCATTGAATCGCGCTTGGCTGCTTTATCTTCATCAGACTTAGCTCCACCTTTACCGGTAACAGGACGTGCGGCTTTCCATTTAGCAACCATAGCTTCACGCTTGTCTGTGCCAGCACGAGTCATAGTTGTAGGTTCTTTTTGGAACTCAGCTTTACGAGATTGCGCGTTTGCTTCACGGTTGGGATTGCTTTTACCCCATGAGGACCAAGATTCACCAGAACCAGATAGCGGGGATGAGTTTTTCCACTCAGAGTTATCTACGCGAGTAGTCTTGTTCTTAGGTGCCTTTGGAGTGGTTACCTTAGTGATCTTGTCTTTAGGCATTACTTACTCTTCTTCTTTGGGGCAGCTTTTTTCTTTGTCTTAGTACTGCCTGCGGGTACGCAATTAGGAACGGACTTGCCGTTCTTCATCTTCATACCTTTTTGCTCGTAGCCATCCCAACACGGTCCTTGTGCCATTAGTGACCTTTCGTAATGTAAGGCATGATTCCGTAATCATACTCGTCTTCTAACCAAGTTTCGCTAAAGCCAGTACCTTCAGTAGACATTAACAATCCCACTTTCTACGAGCTTTGTTTAATCTGCTGTTTGGATCTTTTGCTGCTTTTGGAAAATCTTTAGCTTGTCCTGCTGATCGTGCACAATAACTCTTACGACGTGCTGCACTCTTAGGAGATTTCTTAGCTTGTTCTTTTGAAACCGGAGGTTTGATATTTTGACCTTTAGCTTTTAAAGATGCACGCCCCTTAGCATTTAATCCGCCTTCAGGGTTCTGTCCTTCTTTGCGTGTCCATGCTTCACTTTTTGCCATCTTTGTCTTCTCCCATCCAACCAGGACCGGTAAGTAGTTTGTAATCATTGTGAATAGCTAAAGCTTCCATATCATGTCGATCTTCTGGAGATTGGTTGTATTCAACTGGCATAACTTTTCCAGTTAATTCTTTTGCCATGCGTGTTTTAGATAAATCAATTACTCGTCTTTTATCTCCAGACCGATCACGGACTCCGCGCTTGTTATCAGGCATGTTTAATTGTCTCTTATTCAGCCTTGTTAGACTTGTTATACGCAGCAAAGGAGGTAAAAAATCTGGCAATGAGAGCTTCTTTGTTCTCGCGATGAATACCTTCAAAATGCAATAACCAATCATTGCTGGAGAACCTGGGATTAGCGCAGCCATTGTTGACATCGTCATAGCAGACCTTAGCAAAGCGGCCAATAGGGCTATCTTCCTCTAGCTGATTCCATAGCCATACTGTGTATCTCATGGAGGTAGTATGGCTACCGCAGCTTCCGGCTACTGCCTAAAAGGGTAGATCTAAAATTTCATCTACGGCATCGTCAATATCGCGAGCGCCATGTTCAGCTGCACAGTTACCGCAGTTTTTGCACACTTTACTTACAGCTAGTGCAGTAGTTGCCTACACGTAGGTTGCCTACCGCAACTCGGTAAGAGCGACCGCAATGAGTGCATGCAACATCGACTATCCGAGCTTCCCGCTCAGGAGCTTTCCGCAGCTCTAGTCCAAATAACATCATGGCTTAATACTATCAAATTCGGCTACTGCCTGGCAAATATAGTGCTACCCGTTCATATTCCCTGGTGGCTTTCTCGATTTGTCGACTCTTTAACCCCCACCCCCTATAACGATTTGATAACGATTAGAGGTGGGTCGGCGTGTCGGCTGGTGTATGCGTGGCAGGTATGGTTCTATTAGTTCATCAAGCAAGGGGCTTGATATAGATACCTTGATAGGGGTAATCAAATGACAACAGCAACACACAGCGTGGAGTGTGAATACTTCGCACAATCACAGACTGCTACACAGGTCTTGGCACAGTTCAAGACAAATGTCCGCGACTCATTCATTGACTTCGCAGACCTTCACGATATCGACACAGATGATGCCAACGCCTTCTTAGAAGGACTAGGACTAGAAGGTATTGAGTCCGAGTTCCCAGTTACCGCTTCATTCACTTACACAATCGAGTTGACAGTCAAGGCTCGTAATGTTGACTCAGCCTACGAAATCGCAAAGGAAAACCTTTACGATATCGCTCCTCAGTCAATCCGTATCGAATCAACCGACGCTATCGAATCAGGTAGCGCATACCTTCAGGACTATGATGTCGACTAAGTTCGACAAGGTAGTGGGGCTCTTCGGAGCCCTGCTACTCCTAGGGGTTCTTATGCTCCACGCCTTCTACACACCAATCTATGGCAATTGCCAACAGACACCAGACGGACGCTCCTGCGACTTACTAAGATGGGAAAAGAAATGAAATGCTTGATATGTGAAAGTGATGAGGTTGTCTACTCAGGTGTAGACGCTCTGATGTATGGAACGGGAGTGACCGAGAAGTTCTGTCATAGATGTTCCCGCGCTTACTACGAGATCAGCCGATACTTAGAAACAATCAAAGTTTAGCTGAGCCCCTAGAAGCCCCTCGCGCCGTCACGCGGGGGGTTTCGCTCTGCTCGCGCTCGCGAATGTTTGTGTTGGCCCGCCCTCCCCATTCTATTTCATAGGGAATACATACATAAGAGAGATGAATAAATCGTTATCTAATCGTTATACAACTAGGGCGTGTCGTGTTGAGGTTTGTCGGTGGGTGTGCCTATTATTAACTCATCAAGCCAAATTGGTTTGATAGATAGGGGAAGCAAGTGTTATTAGAAATAGGTCAGAAATACACTACTCAAGTGAGTGGCGTAAATGGTTGGATTATGGAGATAGTTCCAAATCGCACTGGTTCTTTCAGATTGCGACTACGCACCGAGGATAACGAAATCCGTTGGACTACTTATGTTCCACCAGTAGTTCTTGATTATCCTTGTGGCGATTTCATAGGTGAGGGGCTTATCAAATGAGCGAGCCAATGTGGTTAGGTGGCGATAGCGCCTCTTATAGCGACACTTATGAAACTATCCAAGAAGTGGAGTGTGATTGCGGTAATCTCCAAGAAATCCCTGTGGATACCGAGTATCACTCAGTTACTAAGGAAACATCGTGGTGGGGCGAGTGGGTCTGCCTGAACTGTGGTATCAAACACGAATCAGAAGGGTGGTATTAAAATGAGCCAAGCGCAGAGCCTAGCCAATAAATTATGGCAGTTGCTCCCAGTGGTTGGGGCAGATAATAGCCAAGTCATCTATGACGCAGTTCTTTATCTGGAATCCATAGAAGAATAACCAGCTCAGCGAGCGCGGTCTCTCACTTCCCCGAGAGATCGCGTTTTGCTTTGCGCGAAAATGTTTGTGTTGAGACCCGCCCACCCTGTCTCTGACTTACTTCGTAAGGGAGTTGTTGGAGAGAGATTGTTATCAAATTGTTATAAATGAATGGCGTGTCGGATTATGTATCTATCCTTGCCAATGGTAATTTTCTCTCAACGGCAATCCCGCCGTCTAGTAGATAGGACTAGATTATGAATAAAGAATTAGTGGAGCGTATCAACGCTTTAGTAGTTGAGCAATTGGAGAATGGTATCGCGCCATGGTCTAAGCCATGGAATTCAAGCGGATATATGCCAATGAGCCTAACAAGCAATAAAGAATATTCGGGAATAAATTCCCTACTATTGGCAATATGTGGCGCACAATATAAGCGGTCTCTATGGGTCACTTATAAGCAAGCGCAGGCCCTAGGCGGCAACGTACGCAAGGGAGAGAAGAGTCTGCCCGTCGTGTATTGGTCACGCATCATCAAGCCCGGCGAGGATGGCAAGCCCGTCTCTAAGGGAGCTTTCATGAAATTCTATAGCGTGTTCAACGTTGAGCAATGCGACGGGATTACTATCCCCGCAATTTACGACGTCAAGCGCGAGCCCGTTGCTACTATCCCCGCATTGGATGCGATAGTGGCCGCATATGCTAGCAAGCCAGAGATTTACTATAAGGAGCAAGGCCGCGCCTACTATGACATGTTGGCCGATTCGATTACCTTGCCACCGTTGGCCGCATTCGATAGCGCAGAGAGTCACGCTTACACTCTATGCCACGAGATGATTCACTCTACCGGTCACCAATCACGCTTAGACCGATTTAGCGAGGATGATAAGCCCGCACGATTTGGAGATGCTAACTATGCCCGCGAGGAGCTAGTTGCAGATATCGGGGCGCAGATGCTACTTAGTGCCAATGGGATCACCGTTGACATGCAGAATTCAGCATCATATATCGCTGGTTGGTTAAAAGCTTTAAAGAATGATCCAAGCTTGATCATCAGCGCCAGCGGTAAAGCTCAGCGGGCCGCGGATTACATCCAAGGTACCAGCCGCGTAGAAGCTAGCGCGACGATCGCAGAAGAGGTGAACGCATGAACATTGAGAAAGCCATCAAGCGCGATGCAAAAGCACGTGCCAAGCGTATTAAGCACCGCAATAAGAAACTAGGAAAGCACGGAATCCAATTCGTGCGCTGGGTCAAACATCATGACGGAACACGCACAATGGTTTTAAAGAAGGTGAACGCCTAGATCTTCCCTATCAGAAGACAGCGAGCCCCGGCCCAACAGCTGGGGCTTTGCTGTTGGATCGCGAAAAGTTTGTGTTGGCCCTCCCACCCCTTTCTCTTCCAGAGGGATAAGTAAGTAAGAGAGCGACACGCCGTATGTGGGTCAATACACGGAATTGTCGGTGGTAGGCACTATGTTTATCTCAATGCCAACAAGGGCAGACCCTGATAGGAGAAAACAAATGGCAAAAGCCATAACAGTAAAGGTGGCAACACCAAAGGTAATAAAGGCACTAGAAGCACGCTTGGAGAAAATCCAGAGCGATTACTCAACGCAAGAAGCAAAAGAGGAGAAGTTTCGTAAAGAAACAGATGCTTGGAAAAAGGAAATAGGTAAGTGGGCTATTGACCGCTTCTCAAAGGCTGAGAACATCAGGACTAATTATCGTGAGTGGAACAAGACACTCAATGTGGATTTTGACATCACAGTTTCAGGTGATGGCTTTCCAAAAGAACCACAGCGTGATTTCACTACTATCCATAAGCACTCGTTTGACGAGATGGTTGAGGACATCACCAATGCTCTCTCAATCTTAAAAATGACTGATGAGGAAACAGTCAATGCCTCTACTATGAAATCCATAGCACGCTACCTCTAGCCCTATCGGACAAGAAGCCCCTGCCAGACGGCGGGGGTTTTTTGTTTGCGCTCGCAAAAAGTTTGTGTTGAGCAACCCACCCTCCCAGCTCTATCCCTAAAGGGAATAGGGAGGAGAGAGAGCGACACGCCGAAGGTAGCCAAATGCCATAGATTGTCGGTGCTAGCCACTAAAGTTATGCCAATGCCGAAAGTCGGCAGGATTGCTAAAGATAGGAGTTATACCAAATGGGTTTAGATATGTATCTAAGTGCCGTGAAGTATGAAAGCAATTACTCTTTCCAGAAAAAGGAAAGCGGAGAAAATGAGCGGTTCAATACTGTTCTTTCTGCCTTCCCTAATGTGAAAGTGTCTGAACACTCTCCAAGTTTGGAAGTGTCCTTTACTGTTGGTTATTGGCGCAAAGCCAATGCCATACACGCTTGGTTCGTAAATAATTGCGGAAAAGGCGTTGATGAGTGTCAAGAAATGTATGTTTCTCACGAACACTTACTCGCACTAAAAGAAGAGTGCCTAAAAGTTCTTTCTTCTGATATCCCTGTCAAAAAGGCTGACGAGACTTCTCGCGGTATGACTATTGACGGCACTTCCGATTTAGATATCGGCTCTTTTATCGCCGCAGGTATGGCGGTTGAAAGCACACTCATAGGCTCTGAGCCTGTTGATGACCTTCCTCTTCCACCTGTCGCAGGTTTCTTCTTCGGAGGAACAGAACGCGACGAGTGGTACTTCAATGATATTAGAGAGACCCTATCTCTAATAAATGACCTTATTCGGGATTATCCTGATGAGGACGGCTGGCGCTTTTCATATCGCGCTAGTTGGTAAGCCACTCTCCTGAGCACGAGATAAAAAGGCTCACCTTTCGATCGAGCTACACCGGTTCCAAATGATAATGGAGTAAGAGTCGCGTATGGTCGCGGCCACCGGCGCAGCTTGATTTTTGTTTGTGTTGACCCACCCTCCCCTTATCCCTTCGGGATAGGGTATTGAGAGAGATGCGACACGCCCGACACGCCCTAAACGCCAACATCCCACACTTATCCAAGCGTGATGGTAATTTTCTCTTACTGGGCAACACCGCTCAGTAATCCTGATAGGAGATAGTTAAATGACTGTAAAGGAAAACCTTACAGTTGGGAGAGGTGTTGAGAGCCTAAACGCACTCATTAACTCTTTCAAAGATAACCAAGAGTTTGCCCCTGAATTAGTGGCAGATATGGCAGAAGTAGTTTCTGCTGACCTACAAGTCCGTGATTACCTTATGGGCTTACCGCTTGAATTATCCGTAATGGATAGTATCCGCTTCGCAGAAGCCATTATTCCCCTAGTGGAAGAGAAGCACCGCACCCCTTGGTATGCCGTTCTATCGGCTTACCATTACGAGAATGGCGATACCCCTACCGCCTATCTCGCACTCACCGAGTGCCTAAAGTTGGCACCCGATTACTCACTAGCAAAATTGCTAACACGAGTGTATGGCTCAGGTTGGCCAGCACCAGCGTTTGCAAGTATGCGTGACGAGTTGCACCCAAAGGTCAAAGCGACCATAAGTGAAACCGCAAATGACTTTATCTCTCCTATCGAGTAGATAAACCAAGGGAAGGCTCCCCAGCTACGGCTGGGGGGCTTTTTCTTTTTCTACGATCCGCGCAGCTGCAAAAGGTACATTTGAGAAGAATATTGGTGGGGAAATGTACCTTAATTTTGTGGCGCAAAATGTTTGTGTTGAATGCCCACCCTCCCATTCAACCCTAAAGGGTTATATATAAAAGAGAGACGACACGCCGAGAGCCTGGCATCCCAGACTTTTACCTGGATGGCCGTACCTTTGTCTCAGTGGCAAAGCGCCACGTTTTTTCCTGATAGGAGAAGTTATGTACAAAGTTAAGTATTACGTCACCGACGTAGAAGGTAATGAAGTAGAGAGTGCAACGACTTATACCAATGAAGATTTTGAGAGTTATGTCGCTGCTGCTGAATGGTTAGAAGGAGAGAGTGACTGGTTCGTAGAGGCCTGCACTATCGATACTAAGAACAATGCGGAGTGCGTAGAAGTTGCTGATGAGTTATCAGTAGTTCGTATCGCTCCCCGCGGAGAGAATGATCCAATAGAAGAGATTCCACTACTGGCTGGTATCGAGATCGAGACCGCCATACAAACCGTTACGGAGTATCGCAATGATTTCCACTTTAGATTCGAAGGCCACGACTACCAATGGACCCAGTTCGTTGGCGAGCGCGGGGTCGTCGAATACTGGAAGAAGGATGGTATCCAGTTTGAAGGTGGTGATGAGGGTGTCATATACGACATCTTCGGGGAAGATATCTCTGACGTCTTCAATAACAACCTCGGTATCCACTGTAACCACACATTCCGCCAGGAATGCCGTCGCTGTGGAAAGGAGGGATGATGGAGAAGGATCCAATGCTTGAAACGTATTACTCGTGCGACCTTGCTATCTCTATTACAAGTATCAAGGCCAAGAATAAACATCACGCGGAAGCCGCTATGCAGACCTTTATAGATGAGATCGGCAAAATTATGGTGGATGAAGTTAGTTGGGACGATGCCCAATGGGACATCATAACGAACACTTATGTACCTGAATATGAGAGTTGGGTAGAGGAATGAGCGCTCAGTGCCCCTGGTGCGGAGATCCATATGAGGCAAGAGCCTGGGATCCCCCACATAATTGCAAAAATGAGTATGATGTGAACCTAAACGAAGGGATAGAGGAATGACACTTAAAGTAGTACCTGATCAATTAGAGAGAGGCCTACGTGGCACTCACTTACAAAACGGAGCGCTGTGTATAGCTGTAGCTCCTCATAGATATGATGGAGAGTTCGTTGTATTAGCTTTCCGCGATCACCCAGTGGATCCATATGTAGTGTGGTATTCGGACTCAGCTGGCAATTGCTGGCAGGGTGACTACTGCACAAGCTTGATGTATGCCTCTGCACGCTTTTTTGAGAGAGCGGGGGTGAGTGCGTGACCATCCAAAACAAGGCTATGACCGATGAGAGTATCAGCTGGGGAGAGCTAGCTGAGCTCACACACGTTACCCAGGTAGAGAGATTCGGCTTTTGTATGTGCGAAGATGCACCCAAGGCCTATTCAGACTGCCCGCGCAAGAGATCCGAGATCGACGACCTGGTCGATAGCTATGTAAACACGCTAAAAGATGGCCAAGACGGCCACGACGGTCAAGCTTTGGACCTGGTTCAACAAATAATAGCTATGGGAGGCGAAGAAGCCACCGATGGTGAATGTTTGGACCTGATCCTGGAAGTATTGACTGAATGGAAGAGATACTACTAGTCTAATCTTCTCGCCCCAGCTGCGACCTATCACGCGGCTGGGCGCGAGCTCACAGCTTTGTCGGCATTTTGCCGGCAAAATTGTTTGTGTTGGCCCACCCACCCCATTTAATGGGAATATATATAGCTTGAGAGAGGAGTGTGAGAGAGAACACAGCTGACAATGCTTGACAAAGCTGGACCGGCCGTGATAGCCGGCTAAGTAGCAATTGTCGACAAAGCTACTTATCGATTCCGGCTACTGCCAAAAGTCGACAAAGCGACACTGCGGATATGGCCAGATTTACAGCTATTCAGCTGAGAGAGCTATCTGATAGGAGAGAGTTGCCAGGAGAGAGAGAGAGTAGCTCCGACACGCCGAGAGAGAGATCTATCCTAGATACTAGGAATATGGGTAGTCGGAGGGTATTGTCTCCCTTGTAAGCCATAGGTATCTATATGCCTATCCAGTAATCGATATACGATTACCGCGAAATTAGCTTACAGATAGAAGATATACCAATGATAAAAGAGGTTGAGCTCCCTAAGCTTAATGCTAGAAAGAAAGTAGCTACCTGCCTAGTAGATAGCACTACTAATGAAGTACTTGTCTATGCAGAATTAACTCCAGCATCTACCAAGCGATTCATCAAGGAATACGCTATTTATGGTATCTATGCAGAAGTGAAGGTAGCGTAATGACTACCGCCGAGTTGACCCTATATAAGGGCTACACAATTGCAATTGATTACGATTCTGATCCATCCAACCCCCGCGAGTGGGATAACTTAGGCCATATGGTTTGTTTCCATAATCGCTATGCGCTGGGTGATTCATTCCGTATCGATAATCAAGACTTACATTCATGGCCTGAGATGCACGACCATATTAAGTCCGAGATGGATGGAGTAATCATCCTTCCGCTATATCTTTATGACCATTCAGGTATCTCCATCAAGGTTGGCTCATGGAATGGCATAGTCCAGCATGCAGGTTGGGATAGTGGGCAGGTTGGGTTTATCTATGTAACCCAAGCCGACCTCGACCGCGAAGGTATTACCGACCTTGAACAAGCCGAAGCCCTATTGCGTGGCGAAGTCAAGACTTACGATAAGTATCTAACTGGAGGTTTCTATACCTACCGCATTACCAAAGAGTCTAAGTGTGAAGCTTGTAATCACACCTCGGAAAATTTTGAGGACTCCGTGGGTGGATGGGAAGAGGCGGACGATGCTATGAGTGAAGCAATGCAAGTAATTGACTATCTAAGTGGGGAGCGTATCTAATGAAGTACACAATAACCGCCGAAGTCGACCAACAATGGTTCGATATGCTAGGCCAGCTAACCCGTCACCAACCTGGGTTCGTATGGCTAACCGTAGAGCCCGAGGACCGTGTTATCAGAATAGATAGCAACGGCAATAAGTTTTTAGGAGATAACTAATGACCGAGATGACTAGCGTTCAGCAAGATTATGCCGAGTTTGCCGCACAATGGACGGCATCCCTTGTGCCTAAAGATATTGAAGGGGCTAAGTTGTATCACCTCAAAGCCCTAAAGATGTTTGAGACTGCAAGAGGCGTGACGTGGAAGGCCAGTATCTATGCCAACCGCACCCGCATCGGCCAAGTAAGTAATGACGGCAATGGTGGATGTAACTTCTATGTATTCAATACGCTTGTATTGCAGGATCAGTTTGAAAGCTTCGTTGCAGATAACTATCCTACGACTGTATATGACCGCCAAGATCACTTCATCGAGTATCTAATAGATAGAGATGGGTTGGGATAATGCGGACTGAGCATCACTTTATAGTCAAGTACATATCCGGCATGGGCTGGGTATGGGATATTGCCTTGGAAGAGGCTAGGTTTCCGGAAGGCACAGTATGGACCGGAGATGGGTGGGTTGTCTCTGATATCTCACCGAGTATAGTAAAGGCTGACCGCGAAGTCTGCGACCAGCTATTGAGATCACTAGACGTAATGAATGGAGACTTCTAATGAAGATAACCGCAAGCGCAAGTATCACTTATGACACAGATGATGTACTATCTGAGTTACAACGGGACTATCCGGAAGATAGTTTTGATGAAAAGTATGCCAAAGAAATGATTCATGGTTGGATCCGTGATGATTTTGGTGGTTTACTTATTGAATACACAACAATAGAAGAGAGCTAAGATGGCAAAGAAAGTTAACTATACCTTTAGTGCAGATCTAACAAAGAACACTGAAAAGGGTGGGGCATGGATTGGGCATTTCGTTATTCGTGATGATCAAGAGAGTGCACCCAAAGGTCAATTCAAAGCATGGGCTAACGCCTCGGCCGGCAAGCGTTGGTTAAAGGCTATGGCCGCTGAGCACACACCTCGCAAAAGTGTAAAGCTTGAAGCAGGAGAGACGTTGGATGAGAAAGGTAAGCCAGTATCATTCAAGGGCTCATTTAATTATAAAGGAGAGGCGTAATGGATATTCTGCCTGATCCAATAATTGAACCCGTCTTCCCCAGCATCCGTAGAGAAGATATTGATGAAGATGAAGATGATGATTTCGAGATTGAAGAAGATGATGGTGATTACGATAAGCATGCCCTTGACGAGACACGTTTTGGGTTCCAACAAGATTAAGGAAGAGACATGGTAGCTGGAGACTTTTTAGGACCCTCAATTTATTTGGGCATTATGGCAATAATTGGAGTCTTTGTTCGCCCTCATTGGAAGAACATGGATAACTTTACAAAGACTGTCGTTGGTTTCTTACCGGCATTGGGAGTTGTGGCATTTTTAGCTTTAATTGTAGGAGTACTTATCGGTTACGATCCGTACCCTATTATTCCGTAATCTTAATTGAGCTATGAGAGAGTTAAAGCGGTCCTAACCTTTCTTACGCTAAGGATAGTCATGATCGGCTCCTATCAGCCGTAGCTATACCTGCTCTCAAATAGAAAAAGCCCCCTGCATACTCACAGGGGGCTTTTAGTTTTAACTATGGTTTTGGTACTTCACAGAAGTCTGTACTGCAATACTTCTCACCGATTGCATCAGCGGCCATGCCGGCGTACACGTCGGTAAAGTCGATTGGCAATAGTTTTAGCTTGTAGTCTTCGTATACTTCCTGAGTTGTCTGCGTGTATGGCATCTGAGGATACACAGCGTTACCCATTGGCAAGAACGATACAGTCTTTAGCTGGCCATCAAACATATGTAGCACAGTGCCAACCGCATCCTTTTCTTTCTCTGCATCAAACGACACGGTTACTGAGACTGAGTTGTCTGACCAGTAACGCTGAGCTGTAGCGGCAAGAGATGTCTTCTCATAGATTGAGACGTCCTTCTCTGATCGCTTAGCTTCTGATTTAATTGGGAAGAACACTACGCTAGTTGTCTTTGGTGACTCACTGGCCGGCTCAACAATGTAACCGGAAGCTTTAAACAAAGGAAGCATTGGATCTTCATTAGCAAAGCGAATAGCTCTCATGAAGTATTCACCGCCCGGTGTCCAGTGTACTCCCGGTGATTCACCGGCTAGGATGGATACGGTTCCAGATGGCTTTACAGTTGTGGTCTTGATTGATTCACGGATGCCCAGCCACTCTGAGTAAGTCTTATCGTAAGCTTGTACAGCTGCGTAACCGGAGTCCATCCAGTCACGAAGGGTAGGTAATCCCACACGATCTGCAAAGTTAGCTACACCGGACATAGAAGTTCCAATACGGCGATTGCGTTGCATGATTGCATTGGTTTCTTCCCAGTGGGTAGGAAGGAGTGTTACAGTCTTGGCGTATAAATACGCAAACTTTAATGTGCGCTTGAAGTCTTCAAATGAGTCATGTCGATTGAGATATGTTTCTACCAACGTACAGCACTCAAAGCTTTCAAGTGATTGCTCAGCGCATGGGTTATACCCAGCAGCTCTGTGGTCCTTGTTGTTAATTGGATCAACTAGACGTCCATACTTACGTGTAACGTCCATCCAAAGAACACCCGGCTCACCGTTAAGTGCGATACCTTCTACGATATGGCTAAGGTCATCTCCTACACAAACTTCGACGCTGTTGTTGCTCATCCAGGCCCAACCTGGGTTCTTAGGGTCATATGAGTTGCGCTCTGGGTATACCTCTGGGTTCTTTAAGTTTAGGAAGTCTTGATCATCAAGGCGACCCATAAGAAGCTCAGCACTACGGCGGACATTGCCAGATACAACGCACACTCCAATAAGATTGCCAATATCCGCGATGTCTTTACGAGTAAGTTTTTCACCTGCACGTCCTTTGAAAGTGGTTCTAACATAGTTATGTAGTTTCTCTAATGGTTCGTGGCCTGCGGCGGTTCCGCCAAAGGTTTTAATCGGAGTACCAGCTGGCCGGATTTGTGTGTAGTCGAATACTGGGCTCTTCTGATCTGATTTAAGGAAGCTATTGATGACGAGCGCGACTGATTCAACCCAGCCTTCACGGGTATCTGGGATGACAATTGGTGCTGTGTCTGGTTCTGGCTCATAGATTGTAAAGTCCTTATCTGCGCCCTTGTCGTCGAAGCCAACTCCCACGCCAAGCATGGAAGCTTCCATAAGAAATGCAAATGGTTTTGCCGGATCAAGCTTCGTCATAGATGACGTTGATACGAATGAACAGTTCTGTAATGCCGCTGAGTTCTTCTGCTCATTGACAAGTGGTGTACCCATAACCCAAAGGCCTCGGCCCGGTGGGGTCCATTTTAAGTTAAACAAGCGATCAAATGCCTCTTTAGCTGAAGCTTGAGCTTTAGCGTCTGACCAAGGTAGTCGCTGAGCTTTTGCATGATCCTTTTGAATTGAGTACATGCCATTGATAACGCGCTCACACACGTCGACCCAAGTCTCTTTAGTTCCATCTGCCTTTAGACGTGAATAGGTGCGAAGGAAAGTGATCTCTCCTACCGAGTTACCGGCCGCATCCGCATATCCCCAAGGTACTTTCTTCTCCTTGTATGCGCCTACAAATTCGTCTGCTAAATGGAACGATAATGACATGTGAAGCCTCCCGTGATTGATGGAAATATAGTTTATGTGCCTAGTACTTGTAGTTCGCCGTGAATGGTCTTACTTGTTATGCTAGCAACCTCTTATATGATAATAGGAAGCTGCTAATCTTCTGTTAGATCCTTAAGTATCTTCGTGGTTTGCTCTTCATTTAAACCTCCAGTTGGGAGCTCATTTAGTATCTGAGCCCTCTCTCCGAAGATGGAACTTAGCACACCAGCCGACCCTTGGCGCTCCACTGTCATGCGAATAAACTCACGTGAATCGTCTAATTCTTTAGTAGTTTTAATCAATTTAAACAAGCGGTCGATTTCCTGAGAAACGTTAGGATCCGCGTATCCACCGTTGATTTCTTCAGCAAAACGCATAAAAGCTACACGTTGTCCCTGCATTTCAATGATGGCATTGATTAAACTCTTTAACTGTTCTTTAGTTTTAACCTCAACCGGAAGCTTAAATGCACAGGTGCTTTGAGGTTTAAAAGCGGGGCAATTAGAAGCTATAAAGCATGTATCGCACACCCTAAGACTGGTCTGTTGCGACTGGATTACGGGTATGTCTTTAATGACTCCGTGCTCGTCAATTTCAGTCTTTACCTCGTACCCAAACACCGGTAAATTGACAATTTCATCTGCATTTCGGGGTTCAAGTTTCCGCATCTGTATACCCTTATTATCAGATATGGCAGGGGTAGTTTCCCCACTTTGCTCCACTTCACTCCCATCGCTATTATCATATAACAGTGAGTCATCTTCGTTAGGGTTCATTGTATTTATCCTCATCTCAAACTGTTCATATGACCATACAGCAAGCTTGCATACTTCTTTTGGATCATCTTCTAATATCAAATCTGCATCGAGCCCAGCCTTCTCATAGACCGGACGATAGCGGGATCTAGCTTGGTCTTTCATCTTCTTTGGGTAACGCACTAGCCTAGTGCCATCCCAGACTATAGTCTCGCCATGCAACATTGGGGATAGCCACGACAAGGTACTAGCTGACTCAACCTTTACCTGTCGTAGGTTATCTGGCTTGGCACAACCTAAGGCGTGGAACCTAGTTCCATCCTGTATGACGTGAGCTCTTGTGGCGCTAGCAAGCATGCTGTCGGCTTCAATAGCCTCTCCAGGTATAGCTATATCCAAATAGGTGTCTACAAGCTTTTTAAGGCCTGTCAAGCGAGTGTGAGGGTTCCACACGGGTTGAAACTTGCCGGGTGGGACCTCGGACCAAGCCGTCTTTCGTTGTAGCTCTACAAAGTCTTCTGGTACCCACTCGTGGTTAATCTCTGTAAAGGAGGTCAACCGATCAATATTGTTAGCTATAAAATCTTCGTATTGTGCGGCAAAAATCTCTAAATCTAAACGGTCTAACCGAGTGCCTTTTGGGATGCCCGGGTGTACGTATATGTAAAAGTCTTTACCGAAGTAGTTTTCTAATAAATAGTCGCTTTTCTTGGGTAGACCGCGTTTTGTCAAACGCCAGTAACTTACCCCTACATGGTTAGCTGTAGTGGACTCTAAAAGTGTCCTATTACTTGGCACCTCGGCACCTAAGTAGATAATTTTCACCCTTGAACTCTAGGATCTTCTGTAAATTGCTCCTGTTGTTTAACTATCTCGTCAACAATAGCTGACCAACTCTTTACTCCAACTTTACTGTCCGGCCTAAAATTTTCTGTAATGTAACTAGGCTGTAAAAAAATTAAAGTGGTAATTCCGGCCTCCAGTAGTCGTTTGCCCAACACAGGGTCGGAGCATATCACCATCTCAACTGGACCTTGTGCCCTTACATACTCAACTTGTCGCCAACTTGGAAAGTCTGTAATTCCTGGGATGTCGGTACCAACTAAATCATCTAATTTATTAATTTTATGCTGCCGCAACCAAATGTCATCTTTAGTTTTATTTTCACACAAAAGTATTACTTTGTTATTTTCATTTAATAACTTATACAAAGCAAGACCTTGATATATAGGTCCACCCTTTTGACTACGAAGTACACCTTCGACAAACATTAAAAACGCCACAGTTTATGCTCCAATTTAAGTAGTGAATATTATCGTTTAGCTGATAAGGCGCGTCTCACTAAAGTATTTGCGTCAGGAAGCTCCATACCGTATGTAGATGCCTCAAACTCTTTTCTACTCTTTGTGTTTAACTCTTTTAACTGTTTTAATGCTTGTACCGTACCAGCTGATTTACCAGACTGCCAACGATAATTAGCTACGTCAGCATACCCTTGTCCGCTTGGGCTAAAGGCCGTCTTACGAGCTTGATGAATCATATCAAATAGCGCTGATCCTTGTTCTACTGCTAGCTTTAAAGCGGCTTCAGCATTTCGTCTTGCGCTGTCGTTGCTAGCTGCTCCAATAGTATTTAATGCTTTTGTATATCGATCTAAAATCTCCATAGTAAATGAAGTGTCTCTAGATACGGTTTGATCCCATACTTTGTTTACCGGAGCTTTGCGAAGCTCGGGTGAAACAGTCCAATCATCATTGGTAAGGGAGTAAGCTGCGTAAGGTTTAATACTTCTAATATCAGATTTTACGTTTACATAAAAAGTAAGCTCATACGCATTTAAAAACTCTTCTGTTATAGGGTGGAGTTCTTTCCTAAAATCTTCGTTAAACATATCTGCAATCTGTTGATCACTCAAAGCTTTGTACTCTGGGTTGGTCTGACGGAACCTAAGGTAGTTCACGCCAATCAAACAATCAAGGTCTGCGGGGCTACGAGCTCCGGCCCATTGATAGGACACAGCAGATCCAGCTAACCATACGTGAAGGTAAGCTTCAGGGTTGTAATAATGCTTCCGTAGGTGCTCTGACAAAATACGCAATACAGAAGATCTAACTGCCGGAACCAGCTTGTTGTCCCTAAACAGTCTAGGGTCAAGACCTACTCCGGGATTACTAAAATAAGAAGTCTCGGACGGAACCACTTCCACGGGTGTTGCTTGTGCAACAAGCGCGTCATAGTAGTTCATCTGATTATTATAGTTCTTTTTCCTTCTGTTCTTTGTAGATAACGTCCAATCGACGCATCTTTTCTTCTACGTTTTGGTCTATAGGTTTTGTCATATAACCACACTCATGATGCGCGTTAATAAAAGATTGCGCCCACACCATGGCAAGGGATTCGTGATCCGAAGTATCAGATTGAAACGATGCGTCACATTTGCAAGTCATCTCAATAAACATACGGTTGCCTACCTTTCATTGGGTGTAGGTACAGTATACCGCTTTACTCGGTAAGAGTTCCGCCTGAACCCATGGCGCCTTGACTGCCCTTTTGGAGGCTTTCAATGACTGTACCGGCAATTTCCTCACGAATTAGGGCTTCGTACAGCTCACGGGAGGCAATCTTCATATCTAAGAAGGTTGCTGACCGGGCTACTTTAAAGGGGGTGGACAAATCGGTCACTGCGCCAAATGATCCATTAGGCTTTTGAAATAAAATAAATGCAACGTTTGCTTCTGTCACTTCTACTGCGTCTTCAATTGGTGTTGCGTTTTCTGTTGATTTGCTCATTATTTGTATAGTCCCTTTTCTGTATAGGCTTTCTTTTGCACGAACGACTTTACCACACAAAAATCACAAAGGTAAGTTTTGACCTTGGATTTGCCTAGGCCTGCCTCTTTACGCTCTGCATCTGTCTTTGGGGTCAATACTTTACGCTCTGTCTTGTAATCGGAGCAATCACCTTTTGGCCGGTTATGTAAGGAGTAACAGCTCATTGCATCATCTGAAAATGTAGCTTTAACATTGTAAAAATCGGTACCAAATACGTCTAGTCCGCTTGACCCACCAAGCAGCTGAGCCTTGATCTGTTTAATAGTGGACTCGCGTCCGTCCTTAGACATCCAAAAAAATGAGTCACAATCAAAGATACGGCCAAGGTGTCCCTTTTCCCCATGCCAGTCTACAAGCGGAGGAAGGAATGGGTTATCGGATTGATCATACTTGCCATCACCAAGGTATTTACCGCTCTTGGTGTAGGGGGCTTCTTCAATACTCTTGCAGGTATAGCAAACGACTATGTTAATTAAGTCTTCGCCCTGCTTTAATTTGTCTGACAATTTATGCTCCTAATTGTTGGTCCGAATACTATCGTACTTTAGTTGTACATGTCCCCTTCGCGGGCGGCAAATGAAAAATTAGCTTTTCTAACACCCATTGTGCCTTGCGTGCCAGCCCCACCGGTATCTATATTACCGGCGCCGGGAGCAAATGCGGTGTTGCCAATATCCTCAGGCTTGTAAGTTACTCGGGCACCGTCTTCATCTGAGAAGTTACCGCTATAACCCGTAGCTCGACCTAAAGCTTCTTGCATTTTATTGAAACTACCTACTGAACGTGCGGTGTCTTCTCCGCGATCTGGTAAACGATTTAACATTACGGCATAGTCCTTCCCATTTTTCCCTGTGGGATTTTAAATGGTTTAGCTGGTTTTAACTTTGGAGACTCTGGCTTAAACGGCATGTTCTCAATCTTACCTGGTGTTTTTCCCGGTATAAAAGGCATGTTCTCAGCTTTACCTGAGTTTGGTCCTGGAATAAAAGGCATTGGTTGTGCTTGAATTCCGCCATAGTTTCTAGGAGCTGGCATTGTCTTTTTCATTTCTGGACCAGAACCAGTACTACGTCGCATATCATTAGCACGATCTGGGGCAGGTTTCAAAGGCATTGGTGCAGGGTTAGAAGGTTTATTGTATCCAGCTATTCCACCATTAATAGCGCCCACTATAGGAGCAACTGGGTTTATGTTAATCATAGGTTTTCCGTCAAGTGTGGTGCCGCGAGTTGAATTAATAGCACCATCCACGGCGCCTTTAATTGCTCCACCAATTTTTTGTACAGTAGATTTTGGCTTTGGTTTTGGTTTTGGTCGAACCGGCGGGCTTGCAATATTTCTTGCCATGTTAGTTACCTAGTGGGTTTACTTTAGCTGGCTCTTCTGAATTAATAAATCCATAGTTCATGTATGGATGTAGACCAGCGCGGTTCTTGATTACAAGCTGGTCGCCCATGCCTGGATCAACAGTTGTATTTGGACGGCGCTTGCGGTACTTACCGTCTGTTGCGCCTTCTAACATATCTGCGTTCTCTGAACGTGCTTTACGAACTGTCATGCCATTCGGCCTTTCACTAAGTTAACCTTCTTGCGTCGACTGCAAGATGGGCAAAGCTGGTCTTCAATACTACGCAATGATTCTAATGGATTCATCACGCTTCCACACCCCATACAGCCCTTAGAACCGTTATAAATGGTCTCTAAAGACACATCTGTGGCCCCCGGCATACCTTCGCCAGTGCCATCTGTAAATGACCCAACATCATTCTTCATATAGCTGATCCTAACGTGTTGCGGCTTGTAGATTGTGTGCTGTTTGGAGTGTTTGAAAAATCAGACTCAACGCGTTGCTGGGAGGCCCCACGGCGAGGTAGGTCAATTATATCCTCAACGCCAATCTCGTCCTCGGTATACCCGTATCGAGCTGGAAACAGTTGAATTTGTGGAAGCGGTGGTCGAACAAACTCTTGTACTTCCGCGGGTGTCATACTAAATGCTGCTAGTGATTGGCTCATTAAACGCTCTTGATTGCTTTGAAAAGGACCAATATATTCTTGCGGTGGGTATAAAGCTTCAAGTGGAGCTGTCCACGGGCGTGGCCCATATACACCATCGGCATATCTACCTGCCATTTTATTTCCAAGCCGGACGTAAACGAGCCATCTTATCTGTGCGAGGCTTGTTCATTTCTAGTGGTGAAGTACTACGCATGTTAGCCTTTCCATCATTAGGAAGGTGTGGGGCTGGCGCGATTGAAAAGTTTGGTACGTGGCGGGCTGAACGATAAACGTTACCGTCTTTAGCAGCTTTCATTTGTCGAGCAATACCACTAAAGTTTTCTAAACCCTCTGGGTAATAATAATCTGATGCGTCAATACGCTCACCGCGATGAACACCACGTTGATATGAACGCTGACCAATACGTACCTTTAAACCATCTAATACTTTATCGGATACGCTAGATGGACGACCGCGATCATCTCTGCGTGAACGAATAGTTCCTAAATAACCATCTGGATATTCTGCTGAAGGTTGACGACCAACACCCATACGCAAGAAATCTAAATCAGATCTTGCAATAGGAACGCCACCGCCACCGTAGGTGGTGTTGGTGCCGTACAAGCCGGATGCGCCTAGGCTTTGTATATTTTGATTGTTAGGCATAAGCCTATGGTAAGCGGTTTTCTCCTGATAAAACTGCTAAATCTCTTCTTGGGTCATAGTCGGGACCCACTACTAATGACACAATGCCTGTTGGGGATTCTAAACCGCTCTTATCCCTAAACCAAGCACTGCCGCCGTCCATAGCCGGTACCTGTATCCAAAGTCTTGGTCCAATTTGATTTGCTTTAAAATGGTGAAAGTGGCCGGTCATTAAAACATCTGCTGATCCCACTGGGGTACGGCCAGTAGCCTGACCGGCAATCCATTTACCCATATCCCTAGATTGATGACCATGAGCTAGTCCTAAAATTGTTCCACCCAAATCAATTGCCAGTGTTGCGTGGTCTGCTGACGGGTAACGAAACACAACATGGGACAAAGCTGGGTTTTCCGCACAAGCATCCTGCACAGCTGCGGCAATCTCAATCTGCCACGAGTCTGTTGGATCAGTCATCATAATTCGATGAGTTTCATCGTGGTTACCTGGTACTACTGGGATAATTAATTCATTACAAAGTGGTGCAAAAGCTTTTATCCATGCCATGAGGATGCGACGGCCGACTCGTACCTGCTGTGTAACTCCCAAGTCACTTCGTCCAAGGACTCTACCGCCTTGCGAAGTACTTCCTTCAATGCAGTCTCCGAGTTGTGGTAAAACAACAGTTCCAATTGGTCTTCCGCTTGCGAGTAATTCTTTGTGCCTTCCAACAGCTTCATCAATTGCATGCAGGACTCGTCTAATTGTTGCTTCAGTACCCCCACCTGCGTCTTTTCCATATTGAGTGTCTCCAATAGCATAGATAGCAAATAGTGGGCCTTTAGGAGCCTTGGTAGGTCGTGGTGTGTACTCATTTATCTCCTCTATTAAATCATCGTAATCAACATCGTTGTTGTGATTATAGTTCCGTGCTGGCTTAATGGATACTCTAGCAGCTTCTAGCCATTCTCCGTCATACCGCTGCCAACGGGACTTACGTACGCTTATAACTTCCCAAACTTCTGGATCTAAATCAAAATCTTTAAATAAATCTACGGCATCTGGTAGTTCTCCAGCGTTTCTTGGCGTAGATATAAAAAATCCGCCGTCTTCGCTAATATCTAATCTAGCTCTCCATTCCTGTGGGACATTGGAAGCTTTTAAATCTGAGCCGGGATTTGTTAAATCCCCAATAGTTTTACTTAAAACTTCTGACAAACTTAATTTTTCTGACATGTGCAGTAACCCCTCATGTGTGACCTAAAAGCGGTAAGTTTAAATGGTAAATCCATTTCAAATGACAAATCTTTGTACAAAATTGCACATTGAAGTTTTTCTTTATTTTTTTGTAATAAACTAAAAGCTTCTTGTTCATCACTTTTTAAACTTTTTATCCACGTGTTTACAACACAGCTTGAAGGCGTATCCTCTAAATGCTTATTTAATATATCGAGCATTTACTCTCCTTGTTAGCGCCTTGATGGGCTCACGGTGGCTTAACATTAGCACAAAAAAAAGCCCCAGCAGTCTCGGAAGACGCTGGGGAGCTAATTTTTATTTTATGGTTGTATTGCGCCTTCAGAAAATGAAGGTGACTGACGGTTCATTGCACTCTTAAGAATGCGACCGTTGCTCTGTGTTGCTCCAGCTGATGGATCAATAGATGCTTGGTACTTTACACGAATGCCGTAGCGAGCGCCACCGCGAGCGCCTGCGGCTGGAACGTTTGAACGAGATGGCTTTGCTTGACGGTATGGATCTGTTCCGCCTTTAGCGTTACCAACATTCTTTACAAGTGTTCCGCGTTCTGGTGCTTTGTAATTTGGTCGTGCGCTTGAAGAAGCCATTGGACCTGTTGAGGCAGGAGCAATTGGCTTTGAGTTCTTAGTTGAATCTTTCATTTTGTATCCTTTGGCCTAAAGGGGTTTAATTAAAGGTACGGTATATCCGCTATAAATACAGGCTTAATTAGCAACAATCAAAAACACAATGGCGCTGATAGTGCCGTCGTGGCTTTCAATAGTAGCAAATCCTGGAATACAGGCTAGATCAATACCTCTTGGTGCGGTGTAGCCACGGGCAATAGCAATTGCTTTTACAGCTTGATTTACGGCTCCTGCGCCTACAGCTCTGACTTTACAGCTTCTAGTTTCATAGATATTGTGGGCAATAGCTGAAGCTAAAGCTTGTGGATTACTTCCAGCGCTAACGCGTAGGATGTGTTCTTCTGGTGATTCGGACATGTGATACCTCGTTTGACGAATAGTGGAGCCCCGCGGTAATTATTATGGGGTAACCACAAGTATCTGTAAGGCTAAAAGTCGTCTATAGGCGTTGGAGCGGTCGCTAAAGACCCGCACAGAGCACATTCCATGTCTAACATATAAAGGCTTATTTGACCGTCCTCAAACATAGCCTGGACCTTCCACAAAGTAGACCCGCAAACACAGACCTCTAATGGATTGTCTTTATCTCTTAGGTCAAGCACTCCAACCTCACAGCTCTATGCCTATCCAAAAGCATAAAAAGTCAATGTTAATACTGTACCTGTCAATAGAAAACCCTAAACCAAAACGTCTACCGTAACCCCAAGAAATCCAACGGTTACCGCGATTACCAAGCTTACGTTCGTAATGCACTATGCACCTACGTTTTCTTTAGCCCAGTTGTTCCACTCTTCGTTTATCTCTGCAACGTCTATTGTTTTATCAAACCCATTTTCACGTAAATATTCAATAAAATCGTCATCAGCCACAAGTATTGGTAAGCCGTTGTATGTAACACCATAATCAATCATTGTCCGCCCCATCCTCCGCCTTTAAATTGAACTGCTGGTGGTGTAAAAACTTTACTCATAGGACTCCCACATCGATCGCAATTAGGTCGCTCATTAGATTTAAAAGCAATGTGCATTTCTACAACGCTACTCTCACAGGTATCGCATTTGAAATCGTATTTAGGCATTACTTCTCCCGAAACTTTGGATCCTGTAGCTTATCGTACACCTCTTTTTCGTACGCGAACACGTGCTGGCCTGAAACTAGGCGAGCTAAAGCGTAGGAATCTGCGGCGTTGTCGTCAGAAAACTCTACCTGCCACCGCTTGTATATTTGTAAAAGCATTTGACTCTTTGGTACGCCCTGGCCCTTGCCGGTAACGTACTTTTTGAGGCTGGTTGGCGGCACAATTAAAGGGTAAATACCAAAATCAAGCAAAGTTAGCTTTACCATACCGCCAAGCTCACCCAACATATTAGCCATCTGCGATCCAAAGGCGTAGCCTTCCATGGCCACGTCAGCAATGTTGTTAAACTGGTAAAGCCAGTTCATTACGTGAACCTGTATGTCTTTAAGCCGGTCTATCCCACCCTGCTCAGATTTGTAAACCTCGCAATAGAATGCGTTATCTTGTAAAGCGGTTATAGCGAATCCACTATAGGACTGGTCTATGCCAAGGTATACAGGCTTATCACCGTCAATAGATCCGTCGTAAAATACTTTCACGGCGTGAGCCAAGGGGCCCTGCCGACGGCTTTGTTAAGGTTTACTCGTCGGGTAATCTCACGGTTGATAAAAGATATGTCTTTAGATAACTTTTCCGACATCATTTGGATCAAACTGTGGTAATTAGAAAGCTCTTGATACTTATCGGCCTTATCTCGGTAGACCTCGTCTACCTCAATCTCAGCATCTATGATGGCTACTGCTTTACCGCCAGCCTTCATGGTCAGTTTTTTTCTAGCCTTCTCTATAATCATTTCTTTTTCGGCTTCGGCTTTATCTGTGTGGGCACACCACACCTGTAAATTAATAAACTCCAAGTAAGCTACATACTTAGCGTACAAATCCATTAAGTTCTCATCACCCACAGATGTAACATCTTCTGGAAGTGAGGGGGGATCATAACTGTAACCCTCGTTTAATGACAGACCTTGACCCTTTAACTTACTAATAGCTCTTTTGCTAGCCTCTGCTAGTTGTAGTTCAATTGGACTCATTTTCATACCCCTTGCACTTGGCGCATCCTGTTGCCCCTATATTACATGCTGGTGCCGTATTGGAGTCAACAGCTTCATTGATCATCTTTGCTGCATCAAATAGTTGGGTAATACCAAAATCGCTTTTGGGTATAACAAACTCTTTAGCTTCTTGATTTGCCTTTGATTCATAAATAAGTACAGCCTCTTGCGGCACGTCCTCATACCCCAATAGCTCAGCTAGTTTCATATAAATCTGAACCTGAGTAATATGCTTCATAAAAGGCTCTTTGATGGACTTCCAAGTTTTTTCTACATCATTGTTGTTCTCTTTAAGTATTTCTGGTATCTCATACCTAAGCGTTCCCGCACCCACAGATTTAATCTCAAGCATTAGTGGATCGCCAAACCCCTTTAGCCAACCATCTGAATGACCTGAGATGCGTAACGGTTTGTAATCTAAAGGCACTTCGTTATAACGCAAAAACTTTGGATCAATTTTATGATCAGAAGGTACGCCCCAAAAAGTATCTTTACAATCGGTGCAATGCCACTGTCCGTACAGCTTATCCATTTCTTTAAACCAATTTTGCCATTTAGCATGAATAGCGTGGCCCTCTTCAAATACAGATAAAAGTTTAAATGAATAGCTACGTGGATTAGGGACTTGACCTAACAAATGAAAATAAGAAGCTCTGTAACACCAATCTGATCCAGCCATTTCTGAGGGGTGTAGAACATTTGTTCTACGAGACTCATCACGTGGGCTAGCTAGTACGTGTCGTTCAACTGATGCAAGTACCCTACTTGGAATCTTGCCAGCTGCAATAAAATTCTTTAATGATCCCGTAGGTTTGTATGCACTCATAGCGGTAATCTATCACGATTTACGGGTATCTACCCATTCTTTAAATGTTAAACCGGCCTTCTTAGCTTTGCGTTTTAATGCGTTGCGTTCGCGGTGAGACATGCCGCCCCAAATACCGTGCTGTTCATCCATCTTGTCTGAGTACAACAAACATTGTTTACGAACCGGGCATTCTGGTAATCCATCTTTGCCGTAGCAAACGGCTTTAGAGACCTCAGCTATAACTCTGTATTTAGCTTTGTCTCTTGGTGGGAACCAGAGTTCTGTATCCATGCCTCGGCACTTGGCTTTGTATCGCCATGGCTCTGGTCCTGCGCTGTCGTACAAGTATGCTCCTGAAGAGTTTGGCGCAATTCTAGAAAATCATCTTCAGTTAAGATAACGTAATTTTCGTTATTCAAACTTATTCCGAGGACGGGAGTCCGACTGTCAAGAATTGCTTCTTTAACAATCTTTTCCAAAACCGCTGCTTTGACGGTAAAGGAGGCTTTGCCAGTCCACTTATGTTCTATTAACAAATCAGTGGAACGCACATCACCTTTCCGACTCCAAAACGCACCGCTTGCAGCTGATCGCTGCCCGCCAATTGCTTTAGCTAATCGGTCCTCATGCTTCTTAGACTGTTTTTGTCCTTCACTCCTCATCGGAGTCTTCGGCTACGAATTTAGATCCGGCTTTAATCGAATCTAGTACGTCCCGCTCAAGGGTTTCTTTCAGGTCAATCTCTTCCCGTATTGAGCTAAGCATAGCATCACTACCCTGCCATTGGCGACCCGCGTAACGATAGTAGGCACCTGCTCTGGTAATCACCTTATTAATAATTCCCATGGCAATTACTTCTTTAGCAAAATCAAACTCTCCGGCTGGAACGGTCTCTCCTTCTAAAAAGTAAAAGTCAACTGTAGCCACTTGGGAAGGGGCTGCTGATTTATTTTTAATAATACGGGCTTTAATAGACTGCCCAACACGACGTTTTTCTTGGCCTGTGCCGGATTCAATCCACTCATCGCGCCGTACTTCGGTGCGAGTAAAGAACGCGTAGTCTTTGCCTAGGCCACCTGGGGTAGTTCTAGGATCCCCATACATAACGCCAATCTTCATGCGGTACTGGTTAATGACAATACCGATAAATGGGCGCTCTGGGGAAACAAGGGATCTCTTGGAAGCTTTGCCAACTTTACGGAAGAACTTATTAGTTAAAAGTGCGCCCCTGCCTACCGTGGATTCATCCATTTCTTTATCGTCTTCTGCTGAAGGGACCAAGGCAGGTAAAGAATCAAGAACAATACAATCGATTGCTTTGCTTTCTGCAAATTTGATAACTGCCCCATAGGCTTCCTCCATAATATTTGTTGAAACAACATAGACTCTAGAGGAGTCCACGCCACACAATTCTGCGTAACCAACTACCCACTCTTCAGCAGCAACCCATACAGTAGTAAACTCTGGATCTCGTTTTTGATTAGCGGCAACAGTTTTTAAAGCTAAGGCCGTCTTACCATTACTTGCTTCACCAATAATCTCATGCCACTGATTAGGGGGCCAGCCGCCACCAAGTGCCACATCAATTGATAATGAGCCGGAAGTAAAACGAGGTGGTGAGGCAATAATGTCAGAACCTAAAACAATAGTTCCGGCACCAAGATCTTTATTAATTTTGTTAACAACTGCCATTGCCTCTTTGTTCATTAAATGTGTCCAATAATTGTTGTTGGGTTAAAGCCACCAGTTGGTACTTGTGTAGCCGGTGTTGGAGGTCCTGAAGTTTGGCCGCCTTGGCCAATAATACCGGTGCCTGCGCCACTACCTGATTGTTGAATTGGGTAGCCGCAATCGTAACAACGAGCCCTGCTCTCTGCTGTTCCTCCGTAATTACCGCTACCGCAACCTGGGCAACGGGGAGCAGACGGCTGTGTCTGTTGTGAAGGTGGATAAGTAGGTTGTTGGGGTGTTGCATACTGCGCTGGTTGTGGTGCTACATACGCCGGCGCGGGCGTCCCTGTCTGTTGAGGTTGTGTTCCAAGCTTCTGTGCCCACCAATTACTACTCATGATTATCCTCCATTTGTATGAACCCCGTTGGTGCTGAGGTTGGGTTAATAATTTGTAAATGCGTTCCCACTGAAAAAGTTCCAACTAAAGTTGACAATGCAATTGTTTTAAAAAGAGCCTGCATCATCTCTATCTGCCTATCATCAATTGAATCAGCTAAAAGACCTGAGTCTTCTAGTTCTTTTGTATGTATAGTTGTAATTAAATTTGCGCTAATTTCTGCCATTTGTTTTAAAAATGGAATGTATTGTTCTATAGCCTCTAATCTGTTGTCACTGTCCTCTTGTTCTTTTACATCACCTTCTTGACTAACCTTGCTAAGGCCAATCAATTCTGCTAATTCATTTTGATCAGCAAAATCTGTGTCATACATATACCACCGTACTATAGTGCTAACCGGGATATCTAGCCGGTGTACAACATACTCCTCTCTTCCAAAAAGCCGGCGAAGCCAGTTCACTTGGCATCCCCCCATTTTTGAACAGTTGCCATATCAGCTAGTAAGGGTATAGAAAGCAAGTTGATGCCCTCCATAGCCTCTTTAATAGCAGTCTCAGTCTCTTTAACCAAGTGATCTGGAGTCAAAGTTACAAGCTCATCATGCACTGTGAGTATCAAGCTTGCCTCCTTTGGAATAAAGTCTTGAGCGCGTATCATAGCAAGTTTAATGATATCTGCTGCCGAACCTTGGATTCTTGTGTTAAAGGCTTGACGCTCAGCGCTGGCCCTAAACCCTATGTTTTTAGATGTAATGTCCGGTAAGTAACGTCGACGATTAAGAATAGTTGTGACATAGCCTAGATTACGAGCAACCCCAACAACCTTGCTTTTGTAGTCGCTGATGGCTGAAAACTTCTGAGAAAAATCATTTAATAATTTTTTAGCTTCTTTGGCTGAGCAACCAATTGATTTAGCAATCTTGTCTGGGCCTACACCATAGGCGATAGAAAGAACCAAGACCTTGCCAGCTTTACGGTCTACACCCATAGTGTTTCCAACCGTTGTGTATATGTCCTCACCCTTCATATAGTTGTCTATCATGATCTCATCTTGTGACATGGAGGCAATTACTCGCGGCTCAATCTGTGAGTAGTCAGCTACTACTAACTTAAAACCCTCTGGCGCTATAAATAAATTACGAATGGCTCGACCATGCTCAGTGTGTGGAGCCGGTACGTTTTGAAGGTTAGGGTTTCGACTAGAAAACCGACCAGTCTCAGCACCCCACTGAATGAAGTCACCATAAATCCTGCCGTTTACTAGCAAGCTCTCTTTGTCTTCAACCTTAGACTTGCCGTTAACAGTCTTTACAACCTCTCCACCTATGTAGGGAGTGACGTATGTGCTAAGAAGTTTATTAAGTTCAGAGTATTTAAGTAAAGCGTCAACAAGCTCGTCCTTACCTCTAAACTCCTCTAAAGCCTCAGCTGATACAGAGTAGTCCTTGTAAGTTAAGGACTGCTCACCCTGTGCAATGATTTTCTTTTCTCCACGACCGGTTAATACCTGAGTACGAAGACCGCGGCACCCTTCTTCTTTAGGGCCGTACAAAATCCACTGCTTATCACCGTTAGAGTTCATATTAAATATACCGCCAATAGAATAAATCTCAGCTTTTGCCGCCTCAACCTCTTCAGTAAGCTTGTCGTACAGAATCTTTAATTGATTGGTGTCAATTGGCGCCCCAGTTAATTTCATTTTACAAAGTACATAAAGTACATCCATCTCAAGTGCCATAACTTTTTCTACGTTTGCGGCAACAATTTTAGGGGCCAGTACTTTCCAAAGTAGAAATGTGTATTTAGCATCAAGAAATGCGTATTTTGCTACGTCATTAAAACCGTAGATCTCCACCATATGTCCAATGCCTTTTTTCATTGAATAGCCTAGTTCTCTTAGTAAACAATCATCTAGACCCAACTTGTTCTTGTTCTTATTGTCATACAAAAAAGACCCCATCAAGGTGTCAAAATAAGGGCCAGAAGGAATATTACCTTCGTAGTACTTTGCTACAGAGCTTAAATCAAAAGCTAAGTTGTGGCCTACAGTTAAAATATTGTTGTTAAAAAATAAAGGTTTTAATGCCTCAAAGACCTCTGCTGGGAATAGCTGCGTAGGAGCCGGTCCGAAAGATCTAAGAGATTTTTTGCGATCAACAGAGTAATCACTTTCGCGTAATGAAAGACCTTCAAGTATGCGTTTTTCTCCTTGAGGTGTAAGCGGGAAAACTTCTGACTCAAACTCACCATGTGGGTGGCCAATCGGAATAACATCCCCGCGACCGTGTGTAGCAAAGCTAAGCCAAAGTACTTCGTTAACAGCTGGAATACCACGTTTATCTCCTACAGTTTCGACGTCATAAGCAAACGCGTCTTGAGTGAGATAGTAAGCAACCATCGCATCAAGGTCTGCCTTAGTTGTAATTATATGATCCATTTTATACCCCTTAAAAGGATGGGGCTAATGCCGTTAAGCACTAGCCCCACCTGCAATGAACTAACTTAGAGAAGACTATCGGCTACGGCTTCTAGTTCTTCCCACGTTGAGGACTTAATAGCTGAAGCTTCGTAAGGAACTAGTGCTTCAAGTGCTGCCTCATGTGCAGTTACGTCAATGCCCCAATCTTCTAAAAGATCACGAGCCTTAACTGGATTAAGGAGGTAAGCGGTGCTTTGCATTTTGCCGGTACGGCTTATTGCCCAATAGTTCTTTGTTAAAGGACCGGTAGGTGAGAAGTGTGCGGCGTGCAGTGTCTTGTAAAGACGTGGACTTGCAATAAGCATCTGTCGTTCTACGCCACTAGCGGTCAGAATAGCAAGGCTAAAAGCCTTCTTATCTTCAGGCTTGCTTCCAAGCTTTACGCATAGCGGATCGTTGGCCCCTAGTGAAATGTAAGAGCGCTTGCCAGTGGTTTTCTGTGACAAGAAGTGTTGCTTGTATACAGCGAAGGGTCCGTTTGGATCAAGGAACTTAACGATTTGATACTCACCGTCAGTAAACTTGAACTCAGTTGGATAATCACCTGCGGGTACTGCTGATTTTTCAGCGGCATCCCAACCTGATTGAACTGTTGAGATAGTTGCTTTTTGAACTGGTCTTGCATTGATATCTGAGTCTGTTTTTGCAAACTCATCTGCCGTTGGGAGGTAATCCTCTGTTCGGTTTATTGCCATATGTTTTTCATCCTTTTATGTTAGTTGTCAGTGTTTTCATTTGCTCGGGTTTGACTCCAAGCCTCGGCTATATCTAAAGATACCTGCCGGTGTAATGGCCATTCTATGCGCTTTGTGTGCAATAGTCCAGCCTTATCTAGTATCTCTACTAGCTTTTCCACCATGGCTCTTGAATACAACCTTCTCCCGGCGTGGTCTTTTCCATTTATATCCTTCTTCATTGGAAGTCGGTATGGAGATGCTGGTATGTAACCCTGTTTGATCCAAGCACGTATTGAAACAACTGGGCGACCTACAGCAGCAGCTAAAGCGCCAATAGTAAACATTTCAAGGTCTCTGCCGTTGGGTAATGTTTTAGTAACAGGGTTAGCATCCCAGGATGTATCTAACTTTGTTTCTAAGGGTTTAGCTACTATTGGTTTTCTTTTGCGTTTACTGTTTGGATAATAACTATCCAAGTCAGCAAAAGTAGATTCAATTAAATCATCAGTCATTTGATGCTTTAACCAAAAATGCGTAAGAAATTTTAGATGGGAACATCCGATCAATGTCGGCTTCTGAAAGTTCATCTGTGTAAACACAAGACATAATTGCGTCTTCTTGAAGAACAGGAATCATTTTTACGCACTTGTCGTAAATGCCACGTTCTTTAAGTAGAGCTTCTGCAATATCCATATCAAGAGTTTTTGATACGCGACGTTGTTGTGTAAGGGTTACTTCACCTGTAATTTCGTCATCAACTTTAAGTGTGACGTGTCCGCGATCATCGGTTTCACCGGCGGATTCAACTGTAGATTTAAGACGAGACTTTAATTCGTCTTGTCGTTTTGTTAATACTTCAACTTCTTTTTTAAGTGAAAGATACTGACGTAGATTAGATTTTATATCGAGTAGACTCATGCTTTTCCTTTGTTTAGCTTAGAGCACTTGTGCCCTGTAGCGACGTAAGGAAAACTTATACCTGCCCACTGACAGGTGTCAAGTTACTGGTCAGTACGACCTTTTGAGTAAGCCTCTAGCGCCTCAATAATGACTGAGGTAACGGTTACACCCTCTTTGGCTGCCTTGTACTGTACGGCCTTCCAGAGGTCGTCAGGGACACGTATGGTACGCGTCGGGGTCTTAGGTGCGTTAGGCATCCATCAATTGTACAGGGCAATACGGCTAAACAGTAGCCATATACAGGAACTCTTTAAGGCTTCCTACGTTCATAGGTATTCCACCTTGGTCATCAATACCCTCGCCGTCGACTACCGCGCTCGCCAAAGCGTTCTTCTGCTGTAGAGCCTCGTACTGGCGCTCCTCAATAGATCCGGCAATAATTAGATCTTGAATAACAATTGAGGGCCATGTAGATGAAGCTCTCATAATACGACCATTGCGTTGAACAGCTCCACCCGAGGTCCATGGTAAGTCGTAGTTAACTAGCAAATTAGCTGCCGGTAGGTCTACACCATAACCCCCAGCGTCTGAGCTAATCAAAACACGAACTGCTGGATCTGTGTTAAAAGCAATTTTATTATTTTCTTTACTCTTGGCATCTAACTTGCCTGAGTATTTTCTACATTGATCTGGTCCAAGACCGTTAGCAATCATGTCTAACATATCTACATAGGTAGCAAATATAACTACCTTGTTAGCTGTGTTGAGGTCTAAAAAATCTTTAACATAACTAATTAAATATTCAAGCTTTGGGGAGTCGTCAATGCCGTCAAGTAAACCTGACTTTACTAACTCTGAGGCGTAAGCAGAACCACCCTTAGTTCCAAAGGTGGGGGTCATTTTACTAAACATAACAACAGTTCCGTCGTCGTCTTCGTCTTCCCAAAGAACGGTTTTATCAATTGAATTATATTTTCTAGCGCTGGCGCGTAGTAAGTTTGGATGGGAACACAGCATTTTTAAACAGCCCATTTTAGACATAATTCGACCTCGAATCTCGTCTTCCGGCCCCCCACCTTTTTTCTCGTATCCGTAATGGGATATTAAATTAAAAGATGCACCAAACAAATTCTGGGCCTCATCTAAATCTTTAATTAGATCTTCTTTAATAACGTCATAAAGCTTTACGTTTTTACGGTCAAATACAATACGGACAGGCTCTTTATGTATAGCGTCTGGAAGGTAGGGAGCTACATCTTCATCTTTCTGGGTCTTACGCACACAAGCTTCTTGTAGCTTTTCGTGTAGCGTAGACAAGTTTCTGTAACGCTGAACCCCACCCCAGTTATTACGAACAATAAAAGCGGAGTCAAAGATGTCAAAGCGCCCTAAAACTTGTGCATCTACAAACTGCATAATGCTAAATAACTCTTCTGGTTTACCGTTTTCAATAGGTGTTCCGGTAAGAGCGTATCGATATGGTGAACTAATTAAACGTTTGACTGCCTTTGATCGTTTAGATCTAAAGGACTTGATGGCTGTGGCTTCGTCGAGGACAACAAATCCTCTTGGTAAATTCTTGATGGAATCCCAGTCGTTAACAATTTGCTCGTAGTTAAGAATAATGTAATCAACCCCGGAGCTTCGCCAGTCCATGGCCTCAGCATATTGCTCTGCTCTTTTCTTCGGCGTTCCATCAATGACCAAAGCCTTAGAAGTTCCATCGGTAAATTTCTCAATCTGATTAGCCCACTGATATTTCAATGAGGATAGGCAGATTATAAGCCCTGGTTCTTTAACTTTGTTCTCATCCATCAAACGTTCTATAGCAGCAATGGTAAGAACGGTTTTACCCAAGCCAAGATCGTATGCCACTAGAACCCTATGACGATCGACCATACGGTCTACGGCTTCAGGTTGGTAGGGGAGTAGTGTTCCTTTAAAGGTCAACTTTAATCTTCTTCTTTAAATCTTCAATCGTGCCGTTATTAACAATAGTCTCATCAAAGATCCAAGCGTCTAACGCTGTTTCAGAGATGTGGTCGTTAACCGCGTCCACACCCGGGCGCTCAATACGCCAAAGCTGTCCGCCCTGTGAAGAAATAGCTGACGCTTCATTAGGAAATCTAACGTCGGTAATAACATAGCGGCCTTCGTGTGGGTCTTTAATTTGTGACAAAGTCATAGCTACCCATAGATACTCGTCAATACCTTGTCTGCCAGCTTCGCCGGTAGTTTGTAGTAAACGACGAACTTCTGGGTCTTGTTTAACAATATCCCAACCATACTCATTTACCATTCCTTGAATCTCAATTGAATTAATTTTAGGATTAATGTCGTAAACAAGAGCTTTAATTGGATCAGCAAAAGCAAGTGCAATAAATCCATGATGGTCTACCAAAATGTCTGCCACAGTGTTCTTACCTGATTGGGCGTAGCCCGAAAGTCCAATAATCATACTTTTCCTCTCACCATGTGTTTAGCGTTTTCTAATCCAAACTCTATCTCAACCTTGCTCATAGCGCCAATGTCTTTCATATCGGTCTGTGAGTAGTTAAAAAACAACGCCTCTTTCCACGTCTCTCTGCACATATCAAG